TGTTATCCACCTTCGTCGCCGCGTCTGTCTTGATGCCCATGTGATGTCCTCGGTTATCCCCACTGCTCCGCGAATGCGAGAGCGATGCCGGGGTATGTTCGTGATCGCTCCTTCCACCGCGTGGGGGCTGGGAGCTTGCTTGTGACACTTCTGTTCGCGGCCTGAGACCTCGTTGCTGCTGTTCGACAGGTAGGTGCAGGGCGGATGCCCTATCATGAGGTCCCACGGGCGGCTCAGGAGGTCTCGAACGTCTCCTTGATGATGAGGGCCGGGTCTCTCGGTAGGCTCGAAGTCGCACGATATCGCGTCGTGCCCACGAGCGAGGAAGGCGTCTCTCACGAGGCCGCTGTACTCGCACGCAACTAACACTCGGATGTGTCAGCCGTGGTAGAGAGTGTCGAGGAGCGTGCCCACGATGAAGGCTATGCCAATGATGCAGAAGAGCGTCATCAGAACTTCACAGGCTCTGTGAGTGGCGGGAACGCAGGCTCCTCTTGCGTCTTGCAGAGTTCGTTGCGGCCCGTCACTCGATTGTACTCAAGCGTATCTGCCTTGCCCGTCTCGAACCCGTAGCGGGTCTTGAGAACTCGGATGATGCTCTGGTACTTCTTCGGGCCTTCTTCGCTCTGCTGGTCGCGCTCAAGCGAGTAGACGTTGTGCGAGAGCTGCTCCAGAGCGCCTGAGCCTCTGAGGTCGCTCAAGCTTGGTGAGCCGCCCTCGTTGAAGTCCTTGCCGATCTTGCGCTTCAGATGGACGATGCAGATGATGCCCACGCCTGTCTCTTGGCAGAGCGCGGCTAGGAACGTCATGAGCATGTCGATGTCCTTACGCTCACCCTCCTTGCTGCTCTCAACGCCGCTAGTGACGATGCTGATATGGTCGAGGATGATGAAGTCCACCTTCTCGACCGCAGCCATGTACCGCAGCTTCGCTTGGAGGTTGGCGCTCTCAAGAGAACCGAAGTGGTCGTAGAAGATCATGCCGGTTTGGAAGGCGGTGATGCCTGCGTCCCACTGCTGGTCGCTGATCAGGTCCGTCTGGAACTGGAGCTTACCGAGAGGCACTCCAGCATGAAGAGCCACATAACCTCGCGCAGTTGTGTCGTTATTCTCTTCGAGGAATACGTTGCCGATCTTAAGTCCATGGTGCTGGTGTAGCTCATATGCAAGTTCTCTCGCGAGAGTTGACTTGCCAATTCCAGACCCCGCCGTGAGCATCGTGATCTCTGCCTTTCGAAGGCCATAAGTCATCTCCTGAAGCTTGGGATACTCAAAGGGATACCCGGGAGGGCACCCTTGCTTGAGACGCTCACGCACGAACACTGACGCTCCGTCCACGATGCCATCAGGCCTCCAGACCTTGGCGTCCCAGAAGGCCCTCACGAGCACCCCGGGGCCTTCGTTGATCAGGACCTCGTTGGCATCCTTGCGCGGCAGCGAAGCTACCTTGACCCTCCCTACGGGTAGGAGAGCACATGCAGCCTCGACAGCTCGCTGACCGGGCTCGTCCATGTCAAACATGAGCACGATGTTCTCGAAGCCCATCAGCCATTCGTAGTTGGTCTGGATGGCCTTCTCGACGCTGTCAGAGCCATTGGGGAGCGAGACCACGGGCCACTTGTTGTCCATGGCCTGAGAGACCGACATGGCGTCGATCTCGCCCTCGGTGATCGTCAGGTTCTTGCCCTTGTTCCAGAGCCACTGGCCGATGAACGGAGGGTTCTTAGCGTCTCCTAACCAGCCGAAGGTCTTGCCTGCACCACGGTACTTCTGTGCGATGACTTGGCCGTTCCTCCGGATGTTGATGAACTGCACGGGCGAGCCGCGTAGCTCCCCGATCTTGTAGCTCCAGAGCTTGCATGTCTCTTCGCGCAGCTTCCGGTTCGTAAGCTCTCTTACCTCGCCCTGTATAGGCGTCCATGGTTTGGCCTCGGTGTTGATCTCTTGAGCTACTTCCGTGCCGTCTCCTGTTATGTTGTGCTTGCAAGCGAAGCAGTGGAAACTGCTGTCGTCGTAGCGTGCCCCAGCATCTGATGAGAGACACTTGGGGCACGCTTCATGATAGAGGAACTCAGCCAAATCAGCTCAGCGACAGGCGCTGGTTCAGCGCGTACTCACCGTACTTGTGCCCGCGCTCATCCTTACGGTAGTACGTGCAGATGTCGTGACCGGCATCGCGCAGCTCCATGATGCGAGCTGCTAAGCGCCCGATGCTGTACACCATGAGTGCTTCCAGCGGAGAGATGGTCTTGCCCTTCTCCAGATGGCGCAGGACTGTCTTGGCCTGCGGGGTGAGCCGAAGGTCGTTGGCGAGGGTCGAGCCGTGGATCATGATGTCAGACATGCGTTCTTCCTTGCTGGTGAGATGAATGTGCAGGCAGGATTAGAGAGGCTCCCCCGCGATCTCCTCTGGTCCCGGGTGCTACCCGGTTACTCGTGGATTGGTTAGCAGCCCTTGGTGGCTTTGGTGCCCTTGGTCGGCGCAGTGGCCTTGGTGGGCTTCGACTTCACTTTGAACGGCATCGGTTTCTTAGCCATTGGATTGGTCCTTCATTTCCTTGATCCACTCAGGCGGGATCGTGCCCTTGTCGGCCCACAAGAACCCGTTGTCCGTCGCCCACTTGCCGTAGGAGGTCGGAGAGCCCTTGCGTATCTTGGTGTTGGCGCGTTGGAAGACGATGCGGAGGTCGAGGTGCGGGTGCTGCTGCTTGATGAAGATGAGCTTCTGGCGCTCCTTCACTGGATCGCCGCCTCCGAACTTGGCGCTGTGCGCGCCGTATCCGAATGCACCCTTGCTCTCGATGATGATCGTGCCTGCGGTGAAGTCAGGCGTGTACGTGTGCTCCTTCTCAGGGATGACGTACTTGATCTTCATCTGCTCGAAGCAGACAGGAACCCCCGCCGCTTCGAGCTGCTCTGCGATGCCCCGTTCGAGCTGAGACCGATAGGCTGGTTCCAGCTTGAGCGCAGGCTTGGTTGCTTTAGCCATCTGATAGTCGCTCGTGTGTGGCATCAGACTTGGCACAGCAGACGTGGGCGAACAGATGCTCCCCACGATAGATGCTGATCATCTCACCGCCGTAGTAGCCCTCTTGGGCGTCCTCATGACAGCTGTCACAGCATCGGCCTTCGAAGTCTTCGCAGTAGAGGGGCGGAAGAACGTCGTAGTGAGGAGGCATCAGAACTTGGCGGCGTCCGCTTCGTCGGTCGAGAAGCCGCGCTCTTCCTCTTCAGGCTCCTGAGCCACTGCAGCGCCGCCGTCGTACGCATAGCCCTCGGTCGGTTCGAAGGCGGACTTGCCGAACGAACTCTCTTCGAGCTTCAGTACCTGGAGCTGGTCGATGTAGAAGTTGATGCCGCCGTCATTAGGCATTGCGTTGAGCGTGAGCTTGAGGCGCGCGACAGTGCCGCCGCTCGGGTACACGCCAGCCGGCAGTGCTTGGTTCTTGGCGTCGAACATCATGACGCGCATCAGCTCGCCTGCCTTGGTGGTGCGGGCAGTCTTCGCGGACAGGGTGGTGTTGCCGTCCTTATCGACCTTGAAGGGCCAATGGACAGTCTTGGTATCGCCGTTCGAGAGAGTGCGGCGGCGCGTCTTCGGGTCCATGTCGGGGAAGAGCTTGATCAGCTCAGCAAGCACGAAGGCCTGCAGCTTGAGCATCGCTTCGTCCTTGCCTTCGATGGCCTTGGCGTCCGTCTTGTAGCAGGGCTTGCCCGCCACCTTGGTCTTCGGGTCCACGTAGATATCCGGCGTTTCGAACTTCGGATAGACGAGGATCATCGGGTCGGTGACGACTTGAATGTAGGTCCGCTGGGTCTTAGCCATAGAGAGCGTCAGTATCCTTTGTGATTGTTGAGAGCCTCGGCACAGGTCTGCGCGTCGGCCATGGTTTCGAATGATGCGATGGTGGTCTGCTTGTCCTCGTTGAGCACGAGCAGGGCCTCTCCCTTGAGCCCGAAGACTGTGGTGTACTCACGCGAGGTGTAGGAGGGCGGCGTCTTGATGGTGGTGAAGTCAGGAACGTCGAAGGCGTCCTCAGGCGGGTGTCCGTTGAGGTACGTGCTCGGCCCGTGCGTCTGTTTCCAGTCAGCCATCAGTGCGCACCCACGCGGCCAGCGCGGAACGCATTCATGAACTCGCGATGGAAGACGCGCTTCTCGTCCTTGCTCATCGTGCTCTTGTCGAACACCACGGGCTTGCCATCAGCGCCGCGCACGGTGACATCGTTGTAGGCCGCGCCCATGCGGATCGTGACGTTGTTCTTCACTTGCGTTTCCTTATTGCTTGGTTTGAACGGAGCCGTCGATCATCGCATCGAGGATGTCGCGGTTGTGGGTGATGAGCTGCAGAGCCTGTCCTGAAACGGAAGAGACCTCAGGATCGTGATGATCACTGAGGCCTCGGAAGATCAGGATGCAGCCGTTGAGCATGCGCTCTTGGGCGTCTATGGCTTGCCTTAGAAGCGCGAGCTGCGCTGGCGTTACGTCACTCAACGCAGCATCCAGGAACGAACCACACGCTGTACGAGGGGAGCCCGTGGCCATAGTCGACCCACATGCCCGTGCCTGTGAAGCTGAAGTAGTGGCAGAAGCGCTTAAGCGTCTTCATCGTGCGAACTCCAAGTTCTGTCGGAGGCGGTTCTCAAGATCACCCACGTTGATCCCACGAGCCTCAAGCTGCGCAGCCTGCACTGCGGGGATGGGGACGCCATTGAGGATTGCGTGTCGCACGATGCGCAGCGGGTCGATGTCTGATGCTCTAAGCGAATGCAAAGTCGGCATTGAGGATGTCCTTGAGGTTAAGGTTGCCTTTGGTGATCATGGGCGGAAGCTTGTCGTGGCTTGTCAGGTCAGCACGAGCGCGCTCAAGTATCTCTGCGAGCACATCGTGGGTCTCGTACATCAGAGTGAACTGTTCTCTGATGATCCTGTTGAACTCTGCCGCTTGGGGGGCCAAGCATCCAAAGCTATCATGCACTGTCGCAATGCTCCTGATGCCAGCAGCAACCGCTGCGCGGACGCTAAGCAGAAGGTGCGAAGCATCGAGAGCGTGAACGACATTAGGAGCGATGCCGTTGGCCGATTTGCCTTTGTCAATTTCCTTCATGCTCCCTGTGGCGAGGTTGATGCGAACGCGCTCCTTGATGCCGCCGTCCATCAGATACAGGTTGACGGTGGTGGTCTCGACCGGGTGATACCGATTGACCCAAGGAAGCCCCACAGGCGTCGTCCAGCGCGTGGGCTTGCCTTCGTGCGCCATTGCCTTCGCAATCTGCTGCAGCATCTCCATGGCCTCTGCAGGCTTGTGGATGCGGCGCTTGATGGCTTCGAACACTCGGCCCGCGATGTAGCGCGCAGCCTTCGAGGGCTGGCGTTCACCGTCCTTGTTGTACGGGCCGTGGCAGTAACCCGCGAACGGATGCACAGCCAATGATCCCTCAAGAACCTTGCGAGCCAGCGGCTCCATCAGGTCCTCCTGCTGCTGCGCGCCCATGCCAAACTTCTGGCTTGAGTACGAGAAGGTCATCACGTTGCGCTTGACGATGCCTCTGCGGTCTCCGTCGTAGGCGAGGAACAGCGCGGCCATCACACGGATGTCAGCAGACTTCTTCGCCTCTGCCTCCTTGTCCTTCGCGTGTGGGTCAGGCTCGTGCAGCAGATCAGCCTTCACGACCTCGTAGGCGTCGTCAGCTACCCTCTGGTACACATCTTCGGGCAGCAGCGATGAGGTCAGGTTGACCATTTGGCCTTCGTCGGCCAGCGTCATCCCACTCAGATGCTGTAATCCCGAGCAGGAACCATCGTAGCTGGTGGGCAGTCGGGTTATAAACGCTGAACCCTGCTCCAGCGCCTGAGCTAACTCGAAACACGCTGCGAGGAACAGGAAGGGCTTTCCCGCTTGCATCCACTCGGTGTGGACGAGCGGTGCCGAAGCTATGTTCGTAATCATCTGGCGGTTGGTATCGCACCATGTGACGCGCTCCTCGATTGATCGCTTGCTGATCTTGATGCCCCCTGCGACCTTGAAGTCTCCGCAGTTCGCTGTGTGCATCTTGAGATACTTTAGGCCGTCCTCGCCTATCGGAAGGCCATCCGCGAACAGGAAGAGTGAACGCACGCGGTCTTCACGTTGGAAGTTGAAGCTGCAGAGACCGTAGACCCTGCCGCGCCAATCCATGTTCATGGGTGTGTAGAAGCGCTCGTGATTGAGCATCGCGTAGGCCACGTCCATGTCCATCTTGAACAGCACGCGGTCTCCGATGTAGCCGATGTTGGTCTTGCGCTTCTCTGCGCGCTGGACGTTCCAGTGGTGCCGTCCGTCCTCTCCCATGTCTTCCCACGCGAATGCGTTAGGCTTCTCAGGGATCACGAGGTCTGGGGGCACCATGCCGGCCACCTTGATGCCGTTGTCCTCACATACCTGGAGAACCTCAAGCACTCGCCAATTGATCCTGAACGGTACCGCCTGCAGCGCGTTGAGCGCATCGAGCGCGGGCTTCATTGAACCATCAGCAATCGCGGCCTTCACAGCGGCCTTGGTATCCTTGTGTATCGTGCGAACCATCCCGACGGCACCGCTCACGCGCCCATCGTGCGAGCAGCCGCCCGTGAAGTCCGTCCAAGGCTTGGGGGCCTCGGTGAGGGGCCAGAACACGGGACGGCTCGCGGCGGCGTGGTCGAGGGTGCTGTTGACGAACTTCCAGCCCGCAGGCGTGATGGACAGCTTCTCCTCAGAGGTCCCAGCAACTTCCACACGCTCGAACACCTCGGGAAGCGACGTGATCAGGATGTTGTAGAGCCACTGCCCAGCCGTCAGGAGCGAGGGCCGAGACCACTCGCGCTCTTTGAAGCCTATCAGGGTTGCCGCTGTCTCCTTGCGGCGCTTGATTTGCTCCTTGGTGTACTTCGGGTGCTCCTTGGCCTTGAAGTCTCGGGCGGAATCTACGGCCCTCTTGACCTCCTTGTAGCGGCGCTTGGAACTCGCATGAGAGAGCTTGACGGTGCGAGCGAGCCGCGCGGCGAGGTCCGAGTTCCGACCAGTGAGGTCAGCGGCCCAGCACTCGTTTGCTATGGCGCTCCCAAGAGCCAGCAGCGTATCCCTGAGAACGTCTCCCTTGCCGATGCTGTGCAGAACGGTCTGCATGGCCGACAGGGCTAGGACACCCGGTGAGAGTTCCCTTAAGAGAACCACAAGCTCGTCGGTGCGCTGGGCATTGCCCTTGCGCAGGCCCATGGAGGCCACGGTGACACCCTCCGTGAGGCGGGCATGATGGGAGCGCGTCAGGGCCTGACCGCCTGTAGTGGCTCCCCAGCCCGCGTTACGCTCACGCCTAAGGTCAACTTGGGTCAGCTTGGTCTTGGCACGATCAGTCTCAGCGGGGAGAGTTGCTAGGTCCATCAGGGGACAGCTCCAGATACTTGAGAGGTTCTTAAGAGGGGCGAGGCCCCGGCGAGGTCGAACTTCGTGCGAACGTAGGCGCTGGTTTGTACTAAGTGCTTGAACAATTGGAATATAACATGCTTAGCAGGCCTATTCCGCGTGTGAAGATATTTGGGCGATGAAAAGGCCCGCCGTCGCGAGCCCTGTAGAGTTCTATAGGTACGATCGATGCTTAAACAAGTGGAAGATACTGCGGCTTCGGTTTCAAGGACCGGACCTGAGTTCTCTGAGCCCACACGTAGGCCCTCGCATGAGTGATTTCAACCAGTTAGTTTGGGCCGAAACGGGACCACTTCGCTATTTTGATGCCGGTCCCCACGGGCCTGTTCTACTTTCTTTGCAGCTTCCAGTAGATCGCCCCTGTCTACGTGGTCGTATCGGCGCGAGGTCGCAGTGTCCTTATGTCCTAGTAATTGCATGCGAACATCGATATCGACGCCTGCCTTGCGTAGACGCGTATTGCGTGTATGGCGCAGCGAGTGGATCACGAGGTTCTTGGGCAACCCACAGAGGTCTCGCGCCCGCTTGAAGGTGCTCAACAATCGGCATGCATTCGGGAGGGTCTCAGTTGCAATGACGGCGCGGATATCTCGGGCCAGCTGGGCCGGAATGCTGACCGAACGGAACTCTTTGCCCTTGGTCTGCTTGCCCTCCAGCCGTATCATTCCGATCTCGTTCTGTTCGCCATCCGTTTCTACCGTGATCTGAGAGGCCCTGAGCTGCTCCAGAAGCTCTCCCTTGCGTAGGCCGCTCTCCAGCAGCACCCGCACGCATAACGCCTCCACGAGGTCCCCATGGGCTTCCATGGCCCTTAGGATCGCGTCCTCGTCATCGTAGCTGTGGATGATGTCGCGGAGGTTCTCCTCGACCGGCAGGAGGGGGGTCTCGGGCTTGCTGTCGCGGTACTCGGCCTTGACGGCGAAGGTCAGGACGGCGCTACAGGCGTTCAGGTAGCGATTGATGGTGGCATTGCCCATGCGCGCGTCGGTACGCCGCGAAGCGGCTGGGGGCCTCTTGCGGAGGTCGTCAACGATGAGCTGGTAGTTGCCGCGCGTGAAGGCCGCGATGTCGATGGAACCCACGATGCCCACGATATGGTCCACGCGCTGGATGATCGAGTGATCCTTCCCACGATGCCACACGCCCTTGGGTCCGCCCTTAGCCTTGCATTCCTGGGCGACGGAGGCGAACGTGCGACCGCTCGACACCCCGCCCATCGTCGGAGGCTCCTCGCCCATGAGGCGCACGTAGACCTCATAGCCTTGAGCGGCCTTCATGGTGTCGAAGCGGTGCCTGAAGCGCCGCTCAGGCTTCTTGAGCAGGACCTCACCATAGAACCAGCCAGTAAGCTTGCCGTCGCGTTTCTCGGGATAGGCCATGTTACTTGGTCTCCTTGAGAGCTTCCGTGACACGCCACACGAGCGTCTTGCCCTTGGCTGTCAGGCGGATCAGGCGGTTCCTGCGGTCCATCAGGTCGTCGTAGCCTTCCACGAGGCCCATGCCCTCCTCGTGGTATCTGTTGGTATCGCCAAGGTCCGATAGGTGGCGCGTCATGAGCGACTGAGAGGTGCCGGCGCGCTTGGCATACTCTGAGACGTTCAGGTTCTCTTCCTGAGCCACCAGCAGGAAGGTCACAACGTACTGTAGAGGCATGGTAGCCCGCACCTCGCGGAACGGCTCAAGAGCACGATGGAAGCTCTTGAGCAGCCCGCGCTGCGCGTCCGTGGTCGATGGCTTACTCATTACTGTTGTTCCGATCATGATACGAGCCAGACAGCGGCCCCTAAGGCGACCGCAGCGAGTGTCCAGTTCTCAAGCGCGACCGCGATAATGCCGAGCGCAGCTAGAGCGGTGCCCATGTCCAGTAGCATAATCTTCTCCCTGTGTAAGTGTTAGGTCACGAAAAGATAGCTTAAAATGTCCTCAGTCACGAAAGGTTCCAGAATGATCTTGTTGTCGTCCAAGAGCAGCCCACGGTGCAGCGTGAACAGCAGCACCTCGACCCATGAGCGGGCGTGCGCGTAGAAGCCAGCGAAGGTCACTACGCCCTCTTCCCCAGCCCGCAGTATGGTCCCCTCCCCGAAGTCGAAGTCGCGCGTGAGGGTGACGCGGGTGCCCACCTCAAGCGAGCAAGGGCCTTTCGTGTAGCAGCTGACCAGCCGGCGTGTGTCGTCTAGTTTGAACTTAGCAACCATGGTTCCCCGCAAGCTTTCCGAGACGCATTGGCGCTTCTCGGTTGGTGATGGCATTATTTGAGGCCTAAAGAATAAGCAAATAGCATTCTGGCCCGGCAGATGATTTGCTTACATGGGTGGCATTAGAGCAACAGCAGCGCACCTCCGATCACAAGCGCGACCACGAACGCCGCAAGGTGCAGGAAGATGATCTCAGCCACCTGTGCGCGTGTGCTCATCGCGTGCCCCTGAGCTTCGCCAGCTCGCGTTGGAGGCCCTTGCGCTCCTTGCGCGCGTTGGCGGGCGATTGAGTGCCTATGCGCTCTGAGGCGCGTACGCGGCGCAGTTCATGCAACAGCCAGTAGCGCTTGTAGTTCATGAGAGCACCGCTGCGTCATAGAGCATGCTCTCGAACGCCATCGCTGCCGTGTAGGCCCCGCGCGTTTCGAGGTAGTCGTACACCATGAGGCTCAACAGCCGCTGATGCGCGTGGGGATAGGCGTCAAGCATCCTCTCAACGCCTATGCGGTCTATCCCCGCGTTGTTCTCCCAATGGTACGCAAGCGTGCTCGCCGCATTGCGTAGGGCCTCACGTGTCATAGGCTTGTCCTCTCAAGGTAACGAATGCCCGCAGGCGTGATGTAAAGCTTGCCGCCGAGATAGACCGCGAACCCGCAGCTAACCGCAGCCCATGCCGCGCCACACATGACAGTGAGCGGGGCCTCGAATGCGGCGCGTAGGACCGCGTCAGTGGCGCGAAAGGTGCTCA